GCCTCGAACGTCACGTCGACGCCGTTGTACGGGCCGGCATTGAGCGCCTGCGCGGACGCGAAGAAGTCCACGTCCACGACCGCGCCGCCGTCGTCGGCAGTTCGGTACAGCCCAATGTCGGCCGCAGTCGTCGTGCCGATGTCCGGCGCATAGATGCGGATTAGGTCGGGCAGGTAGTCGCTCGAGCGGATCGGGAAGAGCTGGTAACGCGAACCGACCGAGTCACCGCTGGTAATGGTCACCAGGGCCTGCGAACGGCGCACGTTGCCGTTGTGGTTGCCTGCGGGGATCGGAACCTTCGGCGCAGCCGTGTAGTTCGTGATCACCGAGGACTTGACAGTGACGACAGCCATTGCTGTACTCCTTTCAGGTTGTGGTCAGGCGGCCGATCAAGACTCGGTGCACTTGATCTCGACCACGCGATCGCTGTCGCGACGCACGCTGCCGAAATTGCCCGACACGTAGGCTTGCCACGGCATCCCGCGCTTGTCCTTGCGCTGCGACACGTCGGTCGTCAGACCGCCGCCCCAGGTGCAGAAGCTCATGCCCTTCGGCACGAACAGCGGGCACCGGCGCAGCGAGGAACCGTCGACCTGCAGCCGGTTGCTGACGATGAAGTTGATCGACAGGAACCCGTTCAGGCTGCGTGTGCGCATCACCTCGGCACGGAAGAAGTCGCCGCTGGTGACCTCGATCTCGTCCATGAGGTTGAGCTTCTGCTTCGGCGAGATCACGCAGTAGAGCTGTTCCATGTCGAGGTCGACATCTTGCTCTTCCATGATGCGGATCGCCGTCTGCAGTTTCTGCACGTTCATGCCGGAACTGGTGCCGCCGACGTTGGTGCCGACCTGGAAGCCGGCCGCGAAGGCTTCCGTCGTGGTGCCGTTCTCGCCCACCAGCCGGTCGGCGAAGAAGGCGCGAATCACTTCGTCGTCCTTCTTGCGGTTGATCGCGTTCACGAGTGTCTGCACGTACTCGCTCTGCGGGTTCGCGTTCATCTTCATCTGGTCCATGCTGTCGAACAGCACGGCGCGATCGAAGAAGCGCGGGAACACCCACGGCTTGTTGTGCGTCGGGTCGGCGGGCACGATGTCGTCGTAGCGGGCCGTGCGCTCTTCGGCCTCGACGACGTCGAGTTGGTTGACGACGGTCGCGGCCTTGCCGACACCGGTCATCTGCGAGCAGACGGCAGCGATGCGGGCGTCGGCCTGCTGCGCCAGGAGTTCCACAGCCGAGGCGTATTGCTGGCTGTAGAAGACGGGGGAATTGGCGGACATGGTGAGGGATCCTCAGATCGGGTTGGGATGTGAAGCGTTCTCGCCCGGCATGTCCCTTTCGGGGGCCTCACTTGCGCGTCACGTGCGCCGCCCGGTCCGTCTACCCGAACTGCCCGCCGGGGCCTTGCGGCATGTCCGGCGGGATGAATACTACGTGCGGCGTGTGCGCACGGTTTGCCCTACTGCTGCTGCAGCGAACCGGCAATGGTCGCGTCGAGCTTCTGCAGCTCGGCCCACTCTTTCGACGCTGGGTTCATCGCCCGGCCGCGCCACTCCTTGTCGGCCATGAGCTGCGCCCGCTTCGCCCGGGCGCCTTCCGGCGTCATGCCAAATGAGCCTACCGCGTCGAGGCCTTCGGCGCCGCCTTCGCGCATGAGGTCGCCGACCTTAGCGAGCGCCTTCATGACCTTGGAGAACCCGACGCTCTTTTCCATGGTATCGATCGACTGCTCGTCGAGGCCGAGCGCCACCGCAGCGCGCCGGGCAATCTCGCGCCGCGCCGCCGCATCCGGTCCAGTGCCCCAATCCTTCTGCAGCTGCTGATGCTCGGCCGCCAGTGCCGCCTGCTCGGCGTCGTCGTGCGCCTTCATCGCGTCGGCCGAATGCTGGTTCCACCATGCCGCCAGTTCCTTGCCCTGCTTGGATGAAAGGCCGAGTTCGTGGAACTTGGCCGACGCGGCGTCGGCGAACTTGCGGTCCTGCCCCTCGGGCACGGGTAGCGCGTACTCGCTCGGCATCTTCGGGCGGCCCAGCTTCTCGTAATAGTCGCTCCACACCTGCGGGGTGTCGTCGTCCTTCGGCACGGTGACTGTGCGGCCGTGCCTGTCGGCGCCGAAGAGCTTTTGCAGCTCGCGGTGCGCCTTGACGGCATCCGCAGGCGTGCCCCACGCCTGGTTCTGCGCGTGGCCCATCAGGTCGGGGTCGGTTTCCGGGGCCAGCCACGCCACCGGGGGCGGCGCAGGCGCTGCTGCTGGTGCCGCGGCAAGCGCAGCAGCCGGCGCAGCGGCGGGGGCGGCGGCGGGCGCCGCTGCAGGGGCGGTGGTCGTTGCATCACTCATCGTTGCCACTCCTGTGGTTCGCAATCCGGTCGATGTCGCTGCTGGTGAGGTTCATCAAGCTGCAGATGCGGTTGAAGACGTCGCGCCGGCCCTCGGCAAACGCCATGGCGAGCGCATCGGACTGCTTTGTGACGGCCGAGACGGTCAGCGTAGGCTTGCGGGCGTAGCAGTAGTGCGCGAGGTCGCGCATCACGATCTCCCCGGCGGGCGACAAGTCGGTTGGCCGCGGCCGGCGCCAGAACCGCCACGTGCGCTGCACCGGCGCCTGCACCGCGAAGCATGCTCGGTACGCCATGCGCCGGCTGTGCAGCCGCGCTCGGAAGCGCTCGTAGGACTCGTCGAAGATCACGCGGTGCCTAGGGTGCGCTTCTGGCGCTCGATCTTGCCGCGCAGCAACTCCGCGGGCTCAGGACCTGGCGCGTCGAGCCTCGGCATCGAAGCCACCGCTGCCTCTAGCTCCGCGCGCACATGTCGCTTCAGACGGGGCCCGAGCGTTAATGGGCGAGGCATGAACGGCTGATGCAGTAGCTCCGCGAACTTGCGCACGCTCACGCCGAGAGCTGCGGCTGCCTCCTCGTCGGTCAGGAGGATCTTGGGGGCTGATGGTGGTTGGATCACTGGGCGCTCCCGCTTCGCGTTGACAAGGCGCCTATTGCACCACGTCCCAACGCTGTCTGCTTACCTGGGCCCTGGAATTAGGCCGTTTTGCAGACTCATGCAGTCCCCGGCACCAGCCCACCCGCGGCCTGGAGCTTGGCGAGGTTGGCCGCAGTCTGCGACACGACGGGTGCGGCCTGGAGCAGCTGCGCCGCCTGCTCATCCGACGCGCGCTGCTCTTTCATCGCCTTCAGCGTTTCTTCGTCGCGGATGATCTTCGCCGGCACGCCCTGGATCTCGGCGATCTCGCGCGCGGCCAGGTGGGTGTCGAAAACATCCATGACGGTCGGGTCGATCTGCGCAAGCGGGGCGATCTGCTCGATCGTGCGCGCAATGGCTAGCGCGTCGCTCGACCGCATCGCCTTGCGCATCGGCGAGGTGTACTCGATCTGATACTCGCCCTGCGCCTCGAGCAGTTCCGGCGGCATCTCTGGCAGCTGCCCGGCTCGGCCTAGGATGTCGAGCTCGCGCTCGGTCATCGGCCCAAGCCCCTCGGACTCGATGCGCCCCGCAATCGGCGCCATGTGGATTGCGCGTTCCTGCAGCAACTCGAGCGTCTGCGTCGCAGTCATCTGCGGGTTCTCGACCAGCACGCGGAACACATCCATGAGAAACGCAGATCCGATGATCTCGCGCTCCTTGTCCATCATGTCCATTCCGATGCGCACGTCGGCGTTCGTGATAAGCGGCTTCACGAGCTGCTCGCCTTGCGCGTTGAGGGCGCCGAAGTTCATCGCGCCTGGAGTTTGGTTGAAGACGGCCATGATGCCGTCGTCGTAGGCCATCAACGGCGGGTCGACGACCTTCTGCGCGGCTTGCAGGATCGACTTCTTCTGCGCGTTGAGCACCTTGATGTTGCTGAGCGCGAGCCAGGCCGGGCCGCGGCCATACGCCTCGCCTGGCGACGGAGCGAACCGCAGCACCGCGAACGGCCAAGTGTTGAACCCGCCTTCGGCAAGCGGGTGCTTCTCGCCCGGCAGCCAGTAGCAAGAGCGCCACGGCATCGCAGGGTAGCCGACTTTGCTCGGCTCGTACTCGGTGCGGGGGTGCACGGCGTGTGCGACTTCGTGTTCTTCGTACCCGTGTGTGGCGAGCCGTGCGCGCAGCTTCTCGGGCAGGCGGTCCTCGCCCCACTTCTGCGCGATGAGCCGCAGCGGCCACTTCCAGCAGCGATACACCGAGTCAACCCGGCCGGACGCGCCCTCGCACAGGAATGCCTGCGCCAAGTGGATCGCACGGTAGCTGATCGCCTGCTGCTGCACGTTGTCCTCGACGA